ATGCCACGCGTAGTCTATATCGAAGGCAATGAGAACATGAACTGCAAGGATATTGTCCGCAGAATTGAAGGCAAGATCGGAATGCAGAGAAGTTATGGAAGCATAGACGAGCGAACCGAGCGGATCATTGAGTTTTTTAATATCAATCAGGGATATCTCATCATCATGGACGAGGCGGACAAGCTTATTAATAAGTATACGCAGAAAAAGATTGAACTTCTGAGAAATATCAGTGACGGTGCCAAAGTCGGACTGGTGCTTGCAGGTGAGCCGGTACTGGAATCACTTCTGAAACAGTATGATGCGCGATTTGCTAACCGGATGGATTTTTATTATAAGCTCCGCGGACTGTCAGAGGAAGAAGTAAGGGATTACCTGGAAGGATATGATGTGGAAGAAGGAGCTATGGCAGAGTTCTTAAGCCGGGCGAGAAACACACAGACCGGATGTTTCCGACTGCTGGACAGAACTCTGAATAACGTCATCCGTATCTTAAAGGACAGCGGACAGAGCACGATCACGACAAAGGTGATCAGCCAGGCATCCAGCATGATGATGTTATAAAGGCGGTGGTCTTATGAAAAGGATTGTTTCTATATTAATGACATTGATTGTTATGGTACAGCCGGTAATGACATCAGGAGAACCGCAGGAGCCAGCAGAGACAGATGAAATAGACGAGACAGTGGAGGTGCAGGGACAAGTGGAGATCAGCAGTGTAAATGGAATTAATATCTTTAAACTGCCGGAAGAAACGGATATTCCGGAAGAATACCAGAACTACTGTATAGAAATCGGAAAGCAGTATCATATCTGCCCGGAGCTTTTAATGGCGATGATCGAGCAGGAGAGTTCTGGAAGGGCAGATATCGTGAACAGTGCAGGGGACACCGGGCTTTTACAGGTGAATCCAAAGTGGCACAAGGAACGGATGGAGAGGCTTGGAGTGTCTGATCTGACAGATCCATATTCGAACATTCTCGTGGCAGCAGATTATCTGGAAGAGCTGTTTCAGAAAAGCGACGGCGACATTTATCTGGTGCTCATGAAATATAACATGAAACACGGAAGGGCAGAGGAGCTGTTCTATAAAGGAAAGTTTTCAGAGTATTCCGTTCTGGTGGAACACAGGGCAAGGGAACTGCAGGAGCTGCACGGCATTAAGGGAGGCAGGTCATGATAAGGAGAATATTAATCGAGATGGAAGCAGAAGGCTCAGAAGCACTTTTACCGGAGATAATGAGACTGGTCATGCAGCATATGGATATGAATGAGCGATTCAAAATCGACCAGAGCATCATGCCGGATATTCTTCCCGGAAAAAATTCCGGGATAAAGATACCGGAATATGTGCAGCGCGGAATGACACTACGCGAAAAGGGTGTGCAGGAAAATCTGCTTTTTAATGGAAGGAGTGTGGCAGACAATGGCTAGTCCTACAATCAGAATGCTATGGGGAATCGCAAAGTCCCCGGAACTTGGAATGACGGATGAGGAACTTCACCTGCTTGTACTCTCGCACACCGGAAAAGACAGTATCAAACAGCTGAATAAAAGGGAACTGGGTGTGATGGTCTCTGTGCTTGCAGGGATGAAAGATTCCAGTACAAAGGGCGCAAAGAAACGGAAACACCAGACCGGGAACCCTGCAACAGTCAACCAGAGGAAGAAAGTATATAAGCTTGCAGAGGAACTTGGCTGGACAAAGAAAGCGAGGATTAACGGCTTCTGCAGGAGAATGTTTGGTGTGGAAAGTGTGGACTGGCTGAATTACATGCAGTGTTCAGACCTGATCGAAGCATTAAAGAGCATGGTGGAAAGGATGGAAAAAGAGGATGGAAAATGACAAGGAATTGCTAATGCGGCAGCCGGATGGGACGGAAGTGGAATTTGAAAAAGCTATTGTGGTCAATCTGCAGGGGAAATATGATGCGTCCGTACACTTTTTTAATTGTGAAGCAGAGGATTTCCTGAGTGCCGCATATGCAGTGCTTACTATTTTGGACAAGTTTGGAATAAAAGACGAATTTCTCAGCCGGTACGATGAAAATTCCTCAAATTGTAAAATCTATGGAGGAAGATACAATGGCGGAGATGAAGATTGTCCGGAATGAGAAAGGCGTATTTTTTGAATTCAAGGATGCGGATATGACGGACCGTGTAGTGATGTGTGGTGCACTCCAGCAGACCATCGGACTGGAAGCTTATAAGCGCGGCATGAACATGGATGATGTGAGGGATAACATGCTGGAACTGCATCTTAAGGCAATGGAGCAGTTGAAAGAGCAGGCAGACAGAGAGGAGAGTTGAAATGGCAGCTAAGAAAAAGAGAATGACACAGAAGGAGAAGGATTTCAACAGAAAGTATAAGAAAGAACTGCAGGAGAAAGGGCTGATCCCTCCAGATAAAAAGAGACTGAACAGGAAAAAGTTCATAGAGGAAGCAGTGAGTGAATGGAACGACAGGGATTCAGACTGTTATATATGGTATTTCTATCTTATGAGAGCTGTTGGATATATGACAACACAGGTAGGGCGGAATTTGAACCCGACACCGGAAGCGGTTGGAGTAGCAAAGGTATTAAAGGCAGCCATGAAACTGAAGGAGTTCCAGGACAAGATCAAAAGTGAGGGGCGCGAGGATTACACGATTACAGAGGAATATGAGTATATCAAGGAAGTCCTCAAAATGTAGGAGGTGAGGAAATGCGAAAGAATGTCTATTATTGTGACCGCTGTGGATGTCAGTTGGAAGATTCCGGTACCAAGATCGTGCCACATTACTTTGACTTTATTACCGAAGATCTGACAGTACCGATAAATAAGGACATGGAAAACAGACACTATTGCATTGACTGTACCATGGAAGCATTGGAGTTTCTGGAACCAGAAAAGAAGCCAGAAAAGAAGCTGGAAGAAAATGCACAGAAAAAACCTTTGGATTCCGGAAAAGTCATGGCACTGCATAACGCGGGATGGGATAATGCCAAGATTGCGGATGAGCTGGGTGTAAGAGAACGGCAGGTTTACATGTGTATTTATTATCAGGAGAACAAAAAGAGCCTGACACAGGAGGAAAATCATGAGTGAGAGATATAAAAAACTGACAAGCCACGGAGCAATCAGCATTCCGGTGGCAATGAGAAGAGATATCGGACTGCAGGGCGGAGATCCTATGCAGGTATCACAGGAGGGCGGCAGGATTATCATCGAGTCATATGTTCCACGCTGTGTTTTCTGTGGGAATACAGAAAACGTGAAGAAAATTGAAGGGAAGGGAATCTGTGCATCCTGCGCACGGAAAGCAATTGCACTTTTGGAAGGAGGGAAAGACTGATGTATGAAAATGAGAATGTGGAGCAGCTTGTAAGCCAGGCAATAGCACTGGACAAGGAACAGAAATACTGCAAAAGAAAACTTGATACAGTAAAAGCAAAGCTCCAGAGCAAGGGACTTGCAATGATCGATGATAGAAATGTGAAATATATCAAGTTTTATTCAGAAGATGGCTCTGTAGCAGTCGGGGACAGTTATAAAATGGACGTCCTGCGACCGGATAAATTAAAAGATATCCTGTCGGAAGAACTCTGGATGGCAAAAGTGAAGGAGAGCACTGAAACAAAGTATTCTTACGATCCGAAGCTTGAACAGATGTTAAAGGCTGTTTTCACGGAAGACTATACTTTTGAATGCAGTCTTGAGGAATTTCTTGATGAAATGTCCGTTAAACCGGACAGTAAACAGAAAAAATTGCTGCTTAAGAAATTAAAAGGCGATTATGCAAAAGACAGAGAGACGCTGCTGAGTGTATTCGGCTACGAAGATGATGACACTGCTCCGGATTTTGAGGTGGAGCTTTATTATATCTACAAGATTAAAAATGGAGAGCTTATCCGGGCATTTCTTCCGGAGGAGTGTCTGTCACAGACGATCGAGGACATCAAGAAGTGTCTGATCGTCGAATCCAAAACAAGTATCACTATTGATTATGACAATGAATAAGGAGGAAGAGTCATGAGTGAAATTTCAAGTGAAGCAAAAAAAGCAGGTGTTTTAGAACCGGAGAAACCGGTATCTGAAATGACAGAGGAAGAATTAAAGGCTTTCCGTACATCATTTGATCCGGACGAGATGGGATTTGATGGAACAGAGGGTATTGATGAGGAGGATGAGAGCGATGGCAGTAACTAAACCAGAAGTACATAGACTGATTTCAAAAGTAAACTTTAGTGATTCCAACCGCAAGCCGGAGCAGGTCAAGTATCTGGTAAAGCATTATGTAGGTGCAACCGGCGGAGCAGAGGCAAACTGTAAATATTTTTACGATAAGTTCCGCGGAGCTTCTTCACACTTCTTTGTAGGTCACAACGGCGAAATCTGGCAGTGTGTTGAGGAAAACGATACTGCATGGCATGTAGGAGCTTCCAAGTACAAGCATAAGGAATGCCGGAACAGCAACTCTATCGGCGTAGAGTTGTGTGTGAAAAAGGATGCTGACGGCAAGTGGTATTATACGGAAGAAACCAAGAAGGCAGCGGTTCAGTTATTCGCCTATCTGATGGAAAAGTATAATATTGATGCAGAGCATGTACTCAGACATTATGATGTTACCGGAAAGGCTTGCGGAGAACCGGATGTCCGAAAAGGCAATAAGGAATGGGCACAGTTCAAAAAGGATATTGTCGAGTATGGGAAAGAAGCAGAACCGGAACAGCCAACAGCACCGGAGCAGACGACTGCTCCAACACAGAATGCAGGTGTTCCGTATACGATTGTTACGACGTGTGATTCTCTTATGATCCGTTCCGGCGCAAGCAAGATCTATAAGGTAGTCGGTCGCATCCGGGAATCAGAAGGTAACAAAAAAGAATACACCATTGTGGAAGAAAAGAATGGATGGGGCAAGTTAAAGAGCGGTGCAGGCTGGATCTCACTGGCATACACCAAGAGAGTATAGAAAGGCTGGTCTTAAATGAAAGAGGAACTGTTAAATGAATTAGTGAGCGAGACCAGAATGGAAGATATTTCAGAACGTTACAGGGAGATTGCAAAGCTCATAGGAATAGACAACTTTGTAAAGCTCAGCAACTACGCAAGAGGCGACGAGATTTATTTTCCAAAGGTTGAGAGCGTGGTCAGTCCTGCAAGAAACAGACGAATCAAAAAGGAATTTAATGGTTCCAATGACAAGGAACTGGCAAAAAAATATAATCTCACTTTGAAACAGATATGGAACATCCTGAAGGATGAGCCGCCTGCAGGACAGATGTCTTTAGATGAATGGCTCGGTTGATCATGATCACCGACGCAGTCTGACAGCTGGTGCATCTGAGAGTAAAAAATAAAGCGTGGAGATACGGTGTGATTTCCACGCTTTTATTAAAAATTAGAAGTTAGCGGAGGTCAGCAACATGAGACTTGATAAAAAAGACTTAGAGGGATTGCTTGAATATTTGAAAGCTAATCCGCATGAAGCAGAGAGATGTAATCAGTGCTTTAACTGTAGGAAACTGCAAAGGTGCAACATTGATGACAACGACGATGACAACGGAATGTGTAAAGAATATGTTCCGGTGGGGCATTAAACTGAACTTTAACGGAGGTGTTGAAAACATGGATAAAACAACCCTGAAGTTTATAACTGTAATAAAAAATGGTGAAGTAAAACATATAGGAAAAAGCATTATCAGACAACCGGAAGTCAAGTTTGGAGGTGGATCAATAAAATGGTTTGACGATAAGCAGTTAGTGAAAAAATAAAGGAGAGGAGACATGTTAAAAAGAGAATATAAAAGAAGAGAACCGACAAAGGAGGAAAGAATATTTTTAAAGTCGAGAGGACTTATACCGGACAACTGGCTAATATTGTACGAAAATAAAAGTGAATTAGCGGTTGTTAGCAGAAGGAAATCATACCGGAAAGTATTAAAAAAACCAAGAAAGAAATTGATAAAAAAGAAGAAAGAACTATGTTAACAGTAATGGGATTTAACGGAAATGAACTGAACTTTAGAATCACCGGCACAGTTCATCAAGGCTGACAGCTAGTGCATCAGAGAGTTTGATAAGCGTGGAGACTCTTCCGTCTCCACGCTTTTCTAAATCCTCAATGGTGCGCACTGGTACGCCGGAAAGATTGGAAAGTTCCGGTACAGATAATTTTTTTTCTTTTCGGATTTCTTTCAGCTTCATAAAAATACTCCTAAAATAAATAATGATATAACGCAGTCACAAGTATGATCGGAAGAATAAATAAAAAGATACGGATCATGAGACCAGTAATCTCAAAAAATAAATTTTTTAATTCCCTCATATTGTATTCCTTGGGGATATGTGTTATTTTTTAATAAAGGGATGGGGCTTTCGCCCCGCTCCCTCTACTTTAATGAGTAGATGATGAAGAGTATCACACCGACCAGTGAAGATATCTTCCAAGCGAGCTTGATAAGTTGGTCTAGCAACTTATTGAGCTCTTTTGCTATCTCCGTCATCTCCTTGATTAGATCCCTCAAGGGCTCCACCTCCTTACAAGTATATAGTACCACGTAATTACGTGGTTGTCAATAGAAAAAGCCATATTTT